TATTTCTAATGACAAATGTCCCCTTTCCGATGCTCACCGCGCCGGGGCAGCAACCCAACGTGGCCGGCGGCAGGCTGATCAATTGCTATCCGGAACCGTTGGCGGCTACCGCCGGATTGCCCAATGCCTACTGGCGGGTGTCGGGTGTAGATATCTGGGGTACAGCTACAACGGGAGAATATCGCGGCGGGATTTTCTGTAACGGAATTTTCTATGCCGTGATGGGAACAACGCTGACGACTTATACCAGTGCAGGGGGAGCTGGGACCAGTCTGGCAGGGCCGACGATCCCAGGAACCAAGTTCTGCTGGCTCGCCGTCAACCAGGCCGCAACACCCGATATCGTCATTGTCTCGCCGGGCATCGGTGCGTTCTGGCTGGCAGCCGGCAGCACCACGGTAGCAGCTTATCCAGATCCGAATGTTGGCGTGCCGGATTCCGTGGTGTTTCTGGAAGGATTCTTTATCTTCACCTATGCCAACGGCACCACGATCGCATCTGATATCAATGTAACCACGATCAATCCATTAAATTTCGCTACCGCGCAATCCAAGGCCGACGCACTATACCGGCCACTGCCCTTGCAGAATGGCCAGCTCCTGTTGTGCGGTGCCAATACGATCGAGGTCTGGGGCCAACCGATTAATCCAACGGGCTATCCGTTTTCCTATGTGTCGACCATCTATCGCGGTATTCCTGGTCCGCAATGCATTGCCGGCAACGAAGACGGTTGGGGCAAAGGCATTTTCTTCGTCGGCGACGATCACAAGGTATCGACATTAACGACGTATACGCCAACGCCAATTTCTATTCCGGATCTGGATCAGTTGATCGAGGCCGAGCCGGATAAAAGCAAGATCATTGTCGGCGTGTACGTTTCCCGCGGCCATGGCATGGTGGTGGTGCAATCGCCTACCTGGTGCTGGGAATACGATACGACATTGCAGTCATGGCACGAGCGGCAATCGTACTTGCAGACGTACTGGCGTGGCTATCAGCCGATCAACGTTTTCGATATCTGGATTTGCGGCGATGTTGTGGGCGATAATTTGCTGAAAATCGATGGCAAGTTGCGCAAAGAGGTCGGCGATCCCTTGCGCATGCGAATCGAGACTGGACCTCTGGGAGCATTTCCGAAAGCGGTAAGAATCAATCGTATCGAGATTTACATGACCAAGGGAGTGTCCAATGCGCTCGGCGTGGTTCCTCAGGAAACCGACGCGTGGATCGAGGTCTCATGTTCACGAAATTCCGGCCAGAACTGGACCAATCCTCGATTATTACGGATCGGTCCCCAGGCCATCATGGGATTGCGTGCGAGGGCGTCGATTTGGGGGCAAGCCAATATTGAGGGTGTCCGCTGGCGGTTTGACGAATCGGCGGGGATAAATTTTGCCTTCATGGGTGCGGATATGGAAGCTGAGCCGTTACGGTGAAATAACCTCGGTGAAATAACGCAATGACAAAACTCGTTCTTCCAGGCCAGCAAGTTTCCATTCAGGTGCCAACCGGTGAGATTGATCCGGTTTGGTACGAAAAACTGCGAGGCATGCTTGACCAATTGAACAGCGTGACAGGTGGCACCCCTGGCGCCATGGTCACGTTGACCGGTGATGTAACGGGATCAGGTACCAGCGGTACGGTGCCCACAACATATGCAGGCAATTTGCCGGTCAGCAAGTTGAATTCTGGCACCGGGGCGTCTTCGACCACGTTCTGGCGCGGGGATGGGACATGGGCTTCCGAAAGCGGCTTGATGACGTGGGTGCCCTATACGACACTTGGTCAAGCCTTTGTCGCCCAAAATCTCACCCGAGATGGCGATTGGACAATGGTCGCCAAAACCAACACAACAGCGCGTCCTGCACCACAGCCATCGGGATCTGAAGAGGATCTGCTGCCGGCATGGACACCTAATCGGCAAAGCGCAATCGGTACTCTTACTATCTATAACGAATGGACAGTGAATACCGGTGGCTGGATTGGCCAGTATGGTGTTGACATCATCCGGCAGAATCTCGGCGATACTCACACTATTACATTGACCGTCAATGGATCTGTCCGGGATACGTTCACGGCTGTTGCTTCTACTGAAGGAATTTACTGGCACGACATCGCGCCGATCGTGGTGGCATCCGGTGCTGTGCTTCGTACCACAATGCAGATTTCGGCAACTGGTAGCAATTCATGGTTTGAAGATGTTGGATTGTTTGCCACGCCACCGGTTTATTGCTCACTGGCACGAGGTTCATTGAATGGCGCGGCAGCAGGAACTACGGCTTATAGCTGTCACTTGCGATTTACTCCGGGCACGGCTTCTCCCGATTGGGATATCGTTGCATTTGCTGGGGCACCGGGCGGCGGAGGAGGCGGCGGACCTGAACCGGTAAATGCATGGACGATCGAAGGCAACCCAACAGGCACAACGACAACTCCAACCGCCTTCACGATCGGCAGCCTGACAGCCAAGACCACGCCAGCATCTACCGATCAATTGCTGTTGCAGGACAATGCGGCCTCAGGTGCGCTCAAATCCGTGCCGTGGTCTTCGTTGCCGTCAGGTGGCGGCGGAGGGATGAGTATCGGCGGGGCGGTGACGGGGGGTACGAACCTGAGTGTACTGTTCATTAATCCTGCAGGAGTTCTCGCGCAGGACAATCCGCATTTCACCTTCGATCCGGTCACCAATTATCTGAATGTAGGAACTACTGGCGACACCGGTATCTACTACATCAATGGTTTGCCGGGCCTCTATCAGGTCGTTAATATTAATGGAAATAATTGGTTTGAAGGTAATGCCGGCAATCAAACTTTGACTGGTTCGGGTAATTTTGCAACCGGTGACCAAGTCCTCGCTGGCCTGACATCCGGGAGCGCTAATCTTGCGATGGGTGGGCTGGAGCCAAGCGGCGGTGGTTCTGGTATCACTGGCCGTGCGCTCACGTCTGGCTCGCATAATTGTGCTTTTGGTGCTGGTTCTTTGTCCTCAAGCAGTACGGGTAACTATAACACCGGATTGGGTCAGGCAACTCTATCATTCGCTACAACGGAGCAGAATAATACGGCTATTGGGTATCAGGCTTTATACCGTCTTGGGGCTGGTCTTGGCGGCGGCGGTGGTGGTGCTTCGACGGCAATAGGTGTGCAAGCTTTTTCGCAAGCCACAACATGCCAAGGATGCGTTGGAGTTGGCTTCAATGTCGCCACAGCAATGGCGTCCTCCGGTGGGTTTGATACTGCTGTTGGAACGCTTTCGCTGGCTAATTGTACCTCTAGTGGAGGATATAGCACACTGCTTGGAGCAATTTCTGGTGGCAACTTTACCGGATGTACTGCGACTACAGTTCTCGGTCCATGGCGAGGACCAACGGCTAGCGTTAGTCATATCATTGCTGTTGCGGGTGGCTGGGATTGGAATATGCCAGCCCTGGACTGCAACTACACGCGTCCTGTGGGTTGGACATGGTCATTTAATACTAGAAAAGATACGTCTGCGGCCGCGGTAGGGCTGCACGTCTACAATACGCAGGATGCCTCGCCGCCGACCAATTATGAGCGCGGCGTCTTCGACTGGAACATCACCCCCAACGTCCTCACCATCGGCACGCCGCCGTCCAGTCATGGCGGAACGGGTCAGGCGAGGGAAACGCGGCTTTATACGATGGATCTTCCATCGCTATTCATTGTTCAACATGCCAGTGGCAATAATTGGTTCGAAGGTAATGCCGGCAACTTCACACTCACAGGTTATGGCAATCTCGGCACCGGGGATAAAATTCTCAGCAATCTCACCACTGGATACAGCAACTTCGCTATTGGTGGATACGATCCGGGATCTTCTGGAGCCGGAATAACTGCATTCAGTCTGACTACCGGCAATAGCAATGTCGGAATTGGCGCGGGTGCTCTGGCCGCGTTGTCTACTGGCAACAATAATTTTGCCGTCGGCACCGGGGCGTTGAACCACACTGTTGGCGACAGCAGCAATTGCGCGGTCGGAATTCATGCCTTGGGCTTTCTCGGTGCCAGCGGGGCCGGTAGCGGGGGCAATTCCAACAATGTGGCCCTTGGCAACAACTGCTTTGCCCAAGCGACCCAAGCGGCGTACTGTGTTGGTATTGGTCCGAATTGTGGTAGTAACATGGCTTCGATTGGTGGCACCGCCGTTGGGCCGGGCGATGGCGGCGATGTCTTCATCGGTGCCAACGTTGCCCAGAGCATGTCCGCTTCAGGCGGAGGAAATGTCTTGATCGGTAGTGGACAGGCTCTGACGGGAAATTGCTATGACAATACGATTGTTGGCCAGTGGTTCGGTCCAACTGCTGCTATTCACGGAGTGGTAGCACTCGCTCGCGGTTATAACAGCTTGGTTATGGACCTTGACTACATCACCACTAATGTTTGGTCCTATCAATTGCTGACAACTCCTGTTGGTCTCCATGTTTACAATACGATTGATGCTGTTACTGGGCCGACGAATTGGGAACGCGCTGCGCTTACTTGGAGACCAACTTCCAATGTTTTCCGCCTCATGTCGGAGAAGGGTGGCAGTGGCACTATCCGTCTCATCGCGATCGATGCCTTCAGCAAGGCAGGCGCTCCCGCCGCCGGTGATCTCCCTGCAGGCACCTGCGCTTTCATCGACGACACCACCAACAATCAGACCTGGCTGGCGTTCAACAAGGCCGGCACAATCAGAAAGGTGCAACTGGTATGAGTAATCCATTAACCTTCATGAACAACTTCTTTCAGCTCAACGTTCAGTTCATCCAGCAGGTACAGCAACTGCGCACGGCCAACGATCAACTGAACGAAGACCCGACGCTGGTTGATAGGTACTTTTCGCTGACCAACCAAGGTCCGGGCGTGCCGCGGAAAGATATCGTGGCGCAGGATGTACTGGATGCTCAGGCTGCGCTGGTGCAGGTATTTTTTACCTTGGATTCAGGGAGTCCGACGCAAAAATCCAAGATCTACAAGATGCTGCCGTGAAGACGATCAAATCAAGAATTTACAGGATATTACCGTGACCCTCAAAATTGAATTCGAAGAGCAGGTATGGGCGCAGATCATCGATATGCTGGCAGAGCAGCCGTATAAGCGCAGCGGCGCCATCATCAACACCATGGCGCAGCAGATCCAGGAGCAGCGCCCGCCGCAAATGGCAGGTAATGGCCGGATACCGGCGGAAGGTACGCATTCGGGGGTAAGCTGATGGCAGGCTTTCTTGATCTTGCATTTGGTGGCGGCGCGGAAAAAGAAGCTGCGCAACGCGACATCATGGCTGCGCAGGGCTATCAGGGGCAAGCCTTACCGGCATTGCAGGCTGGATATCAGACTGGCACTGGAGCACTCAACCAGGCCATTGGCGCCTATAATCCGCTCGTTAATCTCGGCGCACAATACAGTTCGGTGGCGCCAACTTTGACAGGAGCGCTGGGTGTCGGCACGCCGGATCAAGTAGCTGCGGCGCAAAAAGCTTTCACGGCAGATCCCGGATATAAATTCGCGTTGGACCAGGCATTGCAGGCCGTGCAGCGCAACGCATCAACTGGCGGCATGACAACCAGCGGCAATCTGCTGGATGCGCTGCAAAAAAATGCCGTGGGATATGCCAGTCAGGATTATCAGAATTGGCTCAAGAATCTGCAAAATGTCGGAGG